GGTTCGGGCCGCCCAATATGCGGGGATGTCGCCGCAAGCGGCAAAATGGCTGCTCCCGGACGGGCGTATCACACAGGAACTGCCTATGGCAGATACCACTATAAAAAGACCGACGCTTTACAACGCGATCTGCCCGGCAGCGGCGGCAACAGTTGAAAAGGATTTGACGGAATTACCGGAAGGATATGTCCCGGCTGCCGGGGATATTCTCATGGTGAAATTCACAGGCGGCACAAATTCGGCGGCGGCTTGTAAGTTTACCATTGCTGGAAGCGAAACGCTTTATAACATCCTGTTCAACGGGCTTGCGACCAACACTACCGCCAGCGCGTGGAAAGCGGGAGGCACCTTCCCTTTCTATTTTGATGGGACGGTTTTTCAACAGCTTTCCTATGCAAAAGAAACCGATTCAAATACCACCTATACCAGCTTTTTTGAACAAAACTTCGTGGCTATGAAATTCAAGGTCAATCCCACCCGCGCCATTGACCGTTATCAGCTTGTGCTGGAACGCGCGGACGGCACGTTCGATAAAGCGCTCACGGCTGCTTATGGCACCGGCAAAACAAAAGCGGTCAACACCGCTGCGGATTTCAAAGTGGACGGGTTGATTTGGTATTACGCCGCAACGACCGCGCTCGCGGTAAACGCGGTTTCGGCGGCGACAACGAATTTTTTAAGCCAGACACACCAAACCACCAATTTTATCAACTATTCGCTTAACGGCGCGGATAATCTGGCGCAGTATAGCTGGGTATATCTCGTGGGAATCCCGCAGGCCGACCCGCTGGTATTCCGGCTTGACCCCACAAACGTCACAAGCTGGTATACAACCACGAAACCCGCAACGGATAACGGCAAGGTATATATCCGGCTGGGCTATTACAGCGACGGCACGATATTCAGCCTGTCCGCCGATCACCCCGCGTACTGGTTCAAAGACGGGGCGTTCCGCCCATATTTAACGAGAGGAGTTTAATTTTATGGCAACCGAAAAACAAACGGCGCAGGCCCCCGGGAACGAGCGGGCTGCCGTTATCACCATTGACGGCGCCGATTATGAATTGCTGCTCACCACCCGCGCCACAAAGGGAATCGCCAAACGCTACGGCGGGCTGGAAAACCTCGGCGACAAGCTGATGAAGGCCGACAATTTTGAAATGGCGCTGGATGAAATATGCTGGCTGCTTGCGCTTTTAGCCAATCAAAGCATTATGATCTACAACCTGCGCCATAAGGACGCACCCCGCGACCTGCTAACCGAGGAGGAAATAGAGCTTTTAACTTCGCCGCTGGATTTGGCGGCGTATAAGACTGCTATCACCGAGGCCATGGTGCGCGGAACCAAGCGAAACATCGAAAGCGAGGATGACGGCATGGGAAAAAACGCGGCGGGCGCGTGAGTAACGAGGCCACTTTCACGCGCCTTTACTATTACGGGACAGTCCAAATGGGCATGAGTGCGGAGGATTTCTGGCTCTGCCCGCTTGGGCTGTTTATGGATTTATGGGAATGCCACAAGCAGTATGTCGGCATCGCCAAGCCGAAGGTGGAACTGTGTATTGACGATGTGCTGCCGGCCGGACTGGAGTAAAAGCGTAGTCCAACCGGCAGTTGCTATTTGCCAAGAACTTGTTTTGTAAAAGTTTCGATGGATTGAATTTGTTTATCGGATAATTCGACATAACCTTTCCCGCCGGTAAGCGCCGCGTGATTCTTAAGTAAGACTTTAACCGCCAGGGTTTCTTCACACACAGTTATACCTTTTGATTTTACGATGGACGTAATTGTGCCGGTTTTGTTCATTCCACCGGCAGTGGTAAATGCCGCTACTGATTTTACGGCTTCAGGCGTTAAGTTCTCTAAGAAACTTTTTAATGCTTTGTCGATATCCCATGCATATACACCCCCGCCGACAAACAGGATGTCGACCGGCCCGGTAAGCGGGACATCAATTGACTCTGCCGTTACGCCCGCCGTTTTGGCGATGACTTCGGCCACGGTTTTAGTGTTTCCGCCCCGTGATTGATATCTGACAGCTACTTTATATTCACTCATAACATGACCCCCGGCTGATTTATAGCAATCAAATTATACCTTAAATATATGAATTCTTCAATCAAAACCTGCGCGAAAGGAGGTGTGGCGGCGCATGGCTGACAATTTTGGATTAAAAATCGGTGTCGAGGGCGAAAAACAGTTCAAGCAAAGTTTATCGGATATCAACCAGGCATTTAAGGTTCTCGGCTCGGAGATGCAGCTTGTAACCGTCAACTTTGACAAGAACGACAAGAGCGCCGCCGCCCTCACCGCCCGGAACACTGTTCTCAATAAAGAGATTGAGTCACAAAAAGAAAAGATCACCACGCTCAAAGCCGCGCTGGACAACGCGGCTTCTTCTTTTGGCGAGAACGACAAGCGAACGCGGAACTGGCAGGTTCAGCTTAATAAAGCCGAAGCTGAACTCATCGGCATGGAAAAGGAACTGAAAAACAACAATTCCGCGCTGATGACCAACAAGGAAAAATATGACGCGCTGGGCAAGGAAATTGACGATACCGTCAAGGAATATGTCAAGGTTCGCAAGGAATACGGCGAAAACAGCGCCGAGGCGAAGGCTCTGGAGAAAAAGCTGGCTGATTTGACGAGCGAACACAAGGATGCTGGCAAAGCCGCTGACGCGGAGGAAAAGGAAATCGCCGAGGTTACGAAATCCCTCGGCTTGTATGAAAAAGGTACAAAAAGCGCGGCTGACGAAACCAAAAAATCCGGGAATGCTTTTTCAAAGGTAGCCGAAACCTTAAAGACGGTCGGCAAGGTCGTTGCGAGTGTCGTAACGGCTGTAGGTACCGCTGCCACAGCCGTGGGCGTCGGGATGTTCAAGATGGCGGAATCGGCGGCAGCCACGGGCAAAGAAATCAACAACACCTCACAAAAGCTTGGCCTGTCCCGTCAAGGCTTCCAAGAGTGGGAATATATCCTCAAAAAGAGCGGGACCAGCATTGACATCATGGGCACGGGCATGAAAACCCTGCAGAAGACGATGAGCGGGCTGACCGAGAATGGCGACAGTGCGTCAAAGGCGTTTGCGGCGATCGGCATCAAATTTAATGAGATAAAGGGCAAAACCCCCGAAGAAGCGTTTGCCATGACTGTCAAGGCGCTGCAGGATATGCCGGCGGGCGCGGACAGAACAGCCGCCGCCCTCAAATTGTTCGGTAAAGGCGCGATGGAACTCCAGCCCCTGCTCAATAAAACCTCTGCCGAGACGGATGCGCTCCGCCAGCGCGCCCATGACTTGGGGCTCATTATGAGCGACGAACAGGTGGACGCCGCCGGAAAATTCAACAGCGCAATGGGCAAAGCCAAAGATACCATCGCCGGCATGAAGATGCAAATTTCCAATAGCCTTTTGCCGGCTTTTGCTGACGGTGTCTCAGCATTTTTGGACTTCGCCCAAGGCGCCGAGGGCGGCGAGAAAAAAATGAAATCCGCCGTGGGCAATATGGTGCGGGCCATCACCGTAACGATCCCGCAGATGGTGGAAAAAGGCGCGGAGATGATTTCCGCGCTCATTACCGGCGTGTCACAGGCATTGCCCGGCATCGTGGGGGCGATTTCCGCTGCCCTGCCCAAGATTATCGGCGTGATCACTGAAATGATGCCCAAACTGGTAGGGTGCGTCATGGAAGCGCTGCCCGTGATTGTGAACGCTCTTTTATCCGCGTTGCCGATGCTGGCGGACGCGGCGGTGCAAATCATGCTCGCGCTGGTAACTGGCCTGTCGGCAATGCTGCCGGAGCTTATCCCCGTAGCGATTGACGCGATCAAGTCCATTGTAGAGGGACTGATTCAAAACCTGCCGCTCTTGCTGGACGCAGCCTTGGAGCTTATTCTCGCCCTGGCGAACGGTATTCTGACGGCTATCCCAGCCCTTGTTGAAGCGCTGCCTGCCGTCATCATCGCTATTGTTGACTTTGTGGTCAGCGCCATACCACAGATCATTGCGGCAGGGGTGCAACTGCTCACGGCTTTGGTGGAGGCGCTCCCAACCATTATCCCGGCGATCGCGGAAGCAATACCGCTTATTATTGACGGGATTTTGACCGCGTTGACCGATAGCCTTCCACTCATCATCCAGGCCGGTCTTGATCTTTTGACCGCGCTGATCGGCGCCCTGCCGGAAATCACCACCACCATTGTGGACGCGCTGCCGCAAATTATAGATGGCATCCTCGGAGCTATCACGGGCGCGATCCCGCTCCTGATCGACGCCGGGATTCAGCTTTTTGTATCGCTGGTGGATGCGCTTCCGGAAATTATCGGAGCGATTGTAGAGGCCATTCCACCGATCATTGACGGCATCATCGCGGCGGTGATGAACGCCATTCCTTTGCTGATTGAGGCGGGGATCGAACTGCTCGTGTCGTTGATAGGCGCTTTGCCGGACATCATCAATGCCATTGTGGAGGCCATCCCTCAGATCATCGACAGCATTATTGCGGCGGTACTGGACGCCGTCCCCCGGCTCATCGAAGCGGGGATTCAGCTGCTGGTGTCGCTGGTAGATGCTTTGCCAGATATCATCAGTTCCATTGTAGAGGCCATCCCTCAGATCATCGATAGCATTATCACCGCGATCCTGGACGCGATCCCTCAGCTTATAGAGGCTGGCATCAAGCTGCTGGTATCTTTGATTGAAAACTTGCCGGACATCATAACCACGATTGTAGAGGCCATCCCGGAAATCGTCACTTCCATTGTAGCCGCGCTGGTGGAGAACATCGACAAGATCATCGAAGCCGGGGTGCGGCTGTTTGTATCGCTAATCGAGAACCTTCCGACCATCATCGTTGAGGTGGTGAAGGCTGTGCCCCAGATCATCAATGGCCTGGTTGAAGCCTTTGGCAGCTTTGTCAGCAGCTTCAGCGAGGTAGGCCTTCACCTCATTGAGGGGCTGTGGCAAGGTATCCAGAACGCTGCCGGTTGGATCAAGGAAAGGGTAACGGGATTCTTCAGAAATATCCTCGGCAGAATTGCCGACTTTTTGGGGATCCACTCGCCTTCCACCGTGTTTGCCGACATTGGCAAAAACATGGCGCTGGGTGTTGGGGTCGGTTTTGACAAAGAGATGGATGCTGTGTCGGCGGCCATGCAAGATGCCATACCCACCTCTCTCGATATACCGGATGTAAACATCAACGCGGGGATTCATACTGCCATCCAGGCTTTGGGACCGCTCTCCGTCGCTGGCGCCGCCGTTTCTATTGCTGATCTTGGCGTAAAGCTGGACAGCATTGCCGCGATCATGGCGGGGATGTTCCCGGCGCTGCTAGCGGCGCTCAATATCAAGATTGTGCTGGATGACGGAACGCTGATCGGCAGGCTGACCCCGGAGATAGACAAAAATCTAGGCCTGCTACGCCGCCAGCGGGCGATCCTGGGAGTATAGCATATGAACGCGTTCACGCTGAATGAAACGATCAATTCCCGTGCCGCATGGGGCCTGCGCATCACACAGCCGCCCGTCATTCCACCGGCAAAGCGCATTGTGGAATCGGTGGAGGTGGATGGGCGTGAAGGGACGCTCACCCTGCTAAAGGGCTGGGAGGATATCACCTTTACTATGCGGGTGGCGCTGCTCGGGTCTAACCTGCATACCCGCTTCCGGGAAATCTTGCCGGTGATCTTCGCCGCCCAAATCATCCATTTCAGCAACGATCCCAGCGTATATTTCCGAATCAAGCACGCCAGCGCGGGTGGCTTGGAGCGCAAACTTTCCCAACTGTATGACTTCCCGCTCACCTTCATTTGCGATCCATTCCGGTATATGAGGAACGTGCCGCTTATCACTATGACAGCACCGGGGAGCGTATCCAACCCAGGCGGCGTTTTCGCCCTGCCGAGAATCAAGGTATACGGCGCCGGCAGCCAAACCTTTACAGTGGGCGGTAAACTGACCCGTATGAACATTCTCGCGGGAAACCTGACGCTGGACAGCGAGCTGATGGAATGTTTTCAAGGCAATGTGGCACAAAACAATCAAATGCAGGGACCGTTCCCTGTCCTTGAAACGGGTACCACGGCGATAACGTGGACCAGCGGCGTTACAAAAATTGAGATAGAACCGAGGTGGAGATTCTTATGATTACGCTGTACGAGAAAACAGAAACCAACTTTGCGTACAACGGCATATGCGCTCTGGACAGCCATATCATATCACCTACCATTACCGAAGAACTGAACGGCCTGTTTATGCTGGAGTTTAACTACCCGGCACGTGCTCCTCACGCGCAGGATATCATCCCGGAGCGATTGGTGAGATGCCCTATCCCTGAAGGGAATCCCGCTGGCAACATGGACGGCCAGCTTTTCCGCATTGCCTTTGTCAAAAAGGAATTGTCAGGCATTACCCGCTTCACGGCCTATCACGTTTTTTATGACCTCGTGGATAATCTCATTGAGGACACCTTTGTGGTCAACAAAAACGGCCAGCAGGCTATAGCGCAGATTTTAAGCGCGACACAATACCCGCACCCGTTCACCGCCTCTTCGAATATCCCCGCCATTGGAAACGCGCGGATCGTTCGGCACAATCCCGCCGAGGTGCTTTTGAACGCCGGCATGAACAACAGTTTCCTCGCCCGCTGGGGCGGTGAGGTGATCCGGGATAATTTTCACATTTACATGCAGACCATCCGGGGCAGCGATAACGGCGTGGCGATCCGAGACAAAAAGAACTTGACCGGCTATACCTCCGATGTGGATGTTCAATCCGTCTGCACCCGGATCATGCCGCAGGGGTTCGGCGGCTTGCTGCTCCCCGAGAAATATGTGGACAGCCCGCGCATCAACCAATACATAAAACCCAAAATCCGGGTGATAAAGTTTGAATCGGTCAAGGCCGCCATAGGCGAGTATGAGGACGCCGAGGACGCGGTACCGCTGCCGGAAGCTTATGCGTTGCTCCGCATATTGGCGGCGCGGGAGTTTTCATTCAACCATATCGACCTGCCGCTGGCTTCTTATTCCGTGACCTTCGCGCCGCTAGCCAATACCGGGGAATACAAAAATTTTGCCGCGCTGGAAACTATCCGCCTCGGCGATACCGTCACGATCATCCACGAGGCGGACGGCTTTGAGGTCATGGCCCGGATGACCGGCTACAAATACGATCCGCTGACAAAGGCCTACATCTCCGTCACCCTCGGCAATTACACACCCAAATTCACCGACATTGCCAAGGACATCAAGCGGGTGGAAGCCAGCGCAAACCAAGCGGCGGCGGAAGCCAATTTCGCCCTGCAGTCAGCCAACGGGAAAAACACCAATTTTTACGGATCGGACATGCCCGTCAGCCCTCGGGCCGGCGACCTGTGGTACAGGGAAAATGGCGAGAAGCTGGAGCTTTGGGTATATGAAACCCGCAGTGGGGCGACACAGTGGTATCCACTGCTGACCGACTTGACGCAGGAGCGGATGAAAGCTGACCTCGCGGAAGCGGCGGCTATGGTGGAGGAGGCGAAAACCAAATCAGCGGAAGCGGTGGCAGCGGGTCAGGAAGCCTGGCAAAAAGGCGAGGAGGCGAAAGCCGCCGCCGCAGAAGCCAAAGCTGTCGGGGAGGAGGCATTTGCGGCGGGG